TAAAATTATTTTTGTAGGTGGTCTTATTTCCATTTGGTGTAAATATAAACAACAATAAAGTATTTATCAATATGGAAAATTTAGTCCCTATAACAAGATTAGGTAAGTTCTTTGGTAGAGAAGATTATGCCTTGGATATCGGTATGGGTGAAGAGTGGTTAATTGGTGACATGAACTTTACCGTTATACTTTATCGTATTGATAGATATAAAACCAAAACTGATGATGTTTATGGTGAGGTTTTGGAAGATGGAATTCAATTCTTAGCACCTGTTGAACTCAAAGGTTATGTTCAGGTTATGGCTCCTACGGGTAAAAATTACGGTAATTCTAAACTTGAATTACAAGAACCTGGTAACATGAAATTCTCAATTTATCAAAAGACTTTGGAAGATTTGCAAGTTGAAATATTCCAAGGGGATTACTTTGGTTACTATGAGAGTGAGGATAGGGTCAGATATTATGTTGTGAGTGATGATGGGTATGTTAGGTCTGATAATAAACATACGTATGGTGGATATAAGCCGTTCTATAGAACAATTGTGGCGACATATGTTAGTGAAAATGAATTTAGAGGGATATAATAAAATATATATAATTTAATAATTAATAGAATGGAATACTTAATTTCTGAAAACCAACTCAAGTTTTTAATCAATGAGATTGAATACGACCCTGAAGTTGAGAAGATTCAAAAAATTCTTGTTAAGAAATATGACTTAGGTAACTTTGGTCCAAAGAATGACGGAGTTGATGGTAAAGCAGGTCCGTTGACAAGAAAGGCTTATCAAAAAGAATTCGGTAAAGAATTAAGTTTGAAAAATAAGACTGATGTTAAATCCCCTGATAAATCTCCTGTCAAGTCAACTGGTTCATTTGATGCAGTATTGGTTGGTGGGTTAGATTATAGAGACGGAGATTTGGATATTGATTCACAAGTAAAATTATTAAATTCAGGATTGGGAAGTGATAAGAAAATAAAAGGTTTCAGATATAGCACTTCAACACGAGATATTGAAGACTTCTTGGAAAAGAATCCAAAGATTCCTGTCTACTTATTTAGTGCTGGTTGTAAAAAAGCAAATGAGTTGGCGGTAAGTCCATATGTGAACAAAAATAAACTTTTTATAATTGAACCATATGCACTAGGACCAGTTACTAAAAACAACGTTAGAGCGGCTGTAAGTAATGGGGTTCCTTCGTCAAACGTCTTTGTGGGAAAGTCAGGAGGTAGAGGTGCTGGTGTTGTAAGTGGTGCTAGTTCATCTAACTCGTCATCTCATTGGGGTGCGTTAAAACAAGTTGGATTAATGACAAAATAATTAAAGAATGCCTTTACCTAAACAAGTCAAACCAACATTACCATTAGTTCCTCAGAAGACATTGTCTGCAAGAAGAGAACAGTTGTTGGAATTTATTAATAAGGATGGGACTTATCTTCCTAAATCTGTATTACATGCTGATTTGGATAGAGGTATGTTAGATTTTGTTAAAACTGATTTAGAGGTTGTGACAGCAGGTAAAGTTGTTCCTATGGTTGATACTATCATAACAACCCAAAACTGGGCTCAGTATGTTGAAACTGCATTATTCGTTGATTTGGATTTTAACCCTTCACCACCTTTTATCACAGTTGTAAGAAGCCCTGACGTTAAATACGGAACCAATCCTGCATTACAATATACAATTCCTAATAGGAAACAATTTTATTACGCATCAGTTCCAACTTGGAATGGTAATGAACAAGGTATGGACATATACACAATACCACAACCCGTTCCTGTTGATATTAATTATAGTCTTAAGTTTATCTGTAATAGAATGAGAGAGTTGAACCAACTCAATAAAATTGTTATGCAGAAGTTTTCATCAAGACAAGCATATACTTTTATTAAAGGTCAATATGTTCCGATAATATTAAATAACGTAGCTGATGAGTCTCAAATGAATTTGGATTCAAGAAAGTATTATGTTCAAAGTTATGATTTCACCATGTTAGGTTATTTGATTGACGAAGAAGAATTTGAAGTTAAACCAGCAATTGCTAGAGTGTCTCAAGTATTCGAAGTTCAATCTGACATCAAAAGGAAAAAGAGAGACATATATCCTGAGAATCCTGATGAGTTCGGACAAAACTTTTTATTTGTTTCGGGTAATACAGTTCTTAGCGGTCTTGTTGATTATACTGTTGACATGACTTTTATTTCTTCAAATAATATTAATTCGTATGATGTTTACATCAACAACAATTATTATGGAACAGACTTGAATGTTATTCAAGTAACTTTGGATGATATCTTGAGAATTGAGGTTATCAAAAACGATAACACCTTGGATGGTAATATTCTTTTCGAAAACAAGTTAGTTTAGTTCTCTCCGTAGATATCTTTCTTTTCGACACACTTTTCCATTATCAAATTTTCTAAAAACTTATAAATTTTTATCCCTCTCTTGTCACAGTATTTTTTTAGGATTTCATGTGATTCAGGGGATATTTTTATGTTTTTGATTTCTTTCTTTGTTTTCATGTTAGAAAAAAGGCAGAATTAATTCTAACCGTTTATAAATAGATATCAGAAAGTAAAGTTTTTTCATTCAGATACTAATATTTATCATTAAAATAAATCTGCATTAGAATAATTTAATAATGGCAACAGCACAAGCAAATCAAAAAGTATTCGTTTCACCTGGTGTATACACCTCTGAAACTGACTTATCTTTCGTGGCTCAAAGTGTCGGTGTAACTACACTAGGTCTTGTTGGGGAATCCATCAAAGGACCAGCATTTGAACCTGTATTTATTACCAACTACGATGAATTCCAAGCTTACTTTGGTGGAACAATTCCAGAGAAGTTCGTGAATACACAAATCCCTAAATATGAAGCGGCGTATATTGCCAAATCTTATCTCCAACAGTCTAACCAAATGTTCTTTACAAGAATTCTTGGTTTATCTGGTTATGACGCAGGTCCATCTTGGAGTATAAGAGTAACTGCTAACCCTGACCCGACAACTATCGGTATCAACTCGGCGATTGCAACAGCTCCTTGGAGTGCGTCTTTTATTGGTTCTACAACAGGAAACACAATTACATTCGTTGGAGGTGCGTTACCAGCACCTGTGGCTTTAGATTTAAACACTCAATTTACTTTATCAAACGGTTCAACTTCAACATATGCTGAAGGTTTTAACACATACGTTGGTAATATAATTGATACTCCTTCTTTATCTGCAACAACAGCAGTTGTTTACGGGTCAATTCCTGGAACTGATTATGCGAATTTATCAGGTTATACAACAATTGTTAATGCGTTTGGAAGTGATTCAACTAATTTAGATAATAACGATTTATCATCTGGAGATAACGACCCTTGGTTTTACGCAACATTTGATATCCCTAATGGAAACAACTATTCAGGATATTCATTTGATTACGTAGTTTCTAATTTAGTTTCTTTAGGTAGCACTGTTTATAGTGGAACAGTGTCAGGTAATAGTTATACTTTTTCTGGAACCGCTTTCCTTGATTATAACAATATGGTTGTAGCTACTTTACGTTCAAGAGGTATTTCTCTTTTCACTAATAGTGCTTCAAGTCCTAATCACGGACCTGTTTATGAGGTTACTGGATTAACTGATGTTCAGTTAGTTTGTTCTGACCAATACTCAGGGGTTACTAAGAATCCTTTTGGAACTTTCTTAGTTTCTGGTGTTACAAAAGATGCAGACACGTTCTCTTTCGAGACATCGTTGTTAGCGTCTTCTTCAAAATATCTTACAAAAGTGTTTGGTATTGATAACTTTGGAAAATCGAGAAATGAAGTTCCATTGTTTGTTGAAGAAATTTATCCAGGTTCTTTAAACTACGCATTCAATCAAAGTTACATTAGAGGTTTGAATTGTGAATTAGTTGCTTTACCTGAAGCAAGAGTTACAAACTCAACAACAACAATAGCTTGGAAATTACAAAGATATCAGTCACCTAAGACTCCTTACTTTGTTTCTGAACTAAGAGGTAATAGAGTTTATAATCTTTTCAGATTTATATCTATTTCTGATGGTGATGCTGCAAATACAGAAGTTAAGGTTTCAATTGCAAACCTTTCATATAATAATATGACATTTGATATTTTGGTTAGAGATTTCTTTGATACAGACCAAAATCCTGTAGTTCTTGAAAAATATACGAATTGCACAATGGACCCAGCAACTAACAACTTTATCGGTGTTAGAATTGGAACTTCAAATGGTGAATACGCTTTAGTTTCAAGATACATCATGGTCGAAATGGCGGACGGTGCTCCTATCGATGCTCTTCCTTGTGGATTCAATGGATATACACAAAGAGAGTATGAAACAGCATCCAACCCTTCACCTTATATCGTATTCAAAACAAAATATAACTTCCCTGGCGAAGTAATTTATAACCCTCCGTTTGGAACTACTTCAGGTGGCTCTAACGCGGTTGAATCTCCTGGTGATGTTGTTAGAAGAACTTATTTAGGTTTCGCAACACAATACGGTATTGATGATTCGTTCTTACAATACAAAGGTCAACAAAACCCTATTGGTGATTGGGCACAAGCAACTGAATCTATTCCTTGGAATTATCTCTCAAAAGGTTTCCATATGGACTCAGGTGCAACCGTTGTAACAATTGGTAATATATACGACACAAGTGGTCAAACTGCTTTTGAGTGTGGTGTT